TAGGAATAGATGCACTGGACATTAAGAATGCTTGTCCAATTTCACTACGCATAGTTTGTACGGCTGTCTGTGATGCACCAATCTGTGGATTCATAGTCTGTGATGGAGACAGAACAAACACATCCTGCTGTCTTACAGGAACCCATGAGCCATTGGTTGAATCTGCAATATCATCAACTTCAGTAATACCGGATGGATCAATACACATCCAGAAAGCTGAAGCTGCTGCCATGCCATCAAGCATTGCCCTTGTGTAACCGTCCAGACTTGATAGATCTCCTAGGATATCTTCGCAGTGCGACCTCCCGTAGTTTTCTCCGGGTATGCCATACCACCGTAGAACCGTCACAGGACAAATTTCGTAAACACCTTCCGCTAGTAGATTCCCATCGGAGTCTTCTTTCTTGTACTTCCATACATTATCCTCCTTGAGATACTGGCAGTAGGTAGTCCTATATCCTTTTTTAGCTGATTCAGGAAGCGAGTAGTGAGGGCTAATAGCTTCAGGATCTACTAGATCGTATTCAATATGAATGATTTCATTTACATCTCCGGTTACAGTACGCTGAACAACATACTGATCTAAGCGAGTAATACGGAATTTAAAATCATCCATCTCATGTACCAAGCAATCGCCAACTACAATTAAATTTTGAATTGCTTGATAGATTGTTTCTCTTAAATTAGTACCAATGAGCTTTCGATAAACCTGATAACTCATTGTTTCCAAGTACTGACCAATTTCTGCGGTTGGTTCTACACCATTCCGCAGACCAAACTTAAAGAATGGCGTGTCGTTTAAAGGCATCATTGCCGATAGCATACGACTAGCAAGAGAAGTTACTCCGCGTGAACCAACGGATGAGGTTGGCTGTGGTAGTTCCATCTCTTCTGTCCAGCCTTCAGGTGGAAGGATACTTGGAATAGTTAGAGCAGAACATAGTCTTGCTCTGTATAGCTTGGATGTTCGCGTAGCATCCAACATTCGGAAGCGATCAGCTAGATTACCTGTCATTTACGCCTCCTTATTGATTCTGCATTCCGTTGTATAGTGAAGAATAAAAATCAAGAGCGCGAATATTTGTGCCTTGAATGCCTGACATTTGCTGTTCTTCGGCTTGAGCCTGAGCTTCAAGAATAGCTTCTTGTTCTGCTTGTTGTGATTCTTGAACAGCTTGGTTTTCTTGAGCTTTAATACGCTCTCGTTCAGCTTGTTCTCTTGCTACCCTTCGGGTTTCCGCATCTTCAGCAGCTTTTCTTCGTTCTTCTTCCTGTTGTTTTTGGAATTCTCTTTCTTCTGCCAATAGCTTTTGCTGCTCGGCAAAGGTCATTCCACCACTAATTTTAGGTGATCCACCCATATTACTTTCCTCCTTGCTGTTGTTTGAGGACAGCTTTGAGTTTGTTGACAACCTCTATCTGTCCTGCTCTGAACGCAGCTTGTCTTACAAACTTTTGTTCATCAACATCGGGGTCGTATTCAAGAGGTTTATAAAGTTCTTCCAGAATCTTTATTAACTCTGGGTCGATTCTCGGAAACTTTTCTAATTTCATTTGTTAGTTCATCTAGCTTTGCATAGATGTCTTTTAGCATTAGCTTTACTTCTGGCATATCAATACCAGAAGAAAGAGTTAGTTTTGTTTTTGCAGACTGAACATTAGTTACCATAGTTTATTTCATCTTTTTTAGTTGTGCTTGTAACTCTGCTCTGTATTTTTCTGCGTAAGTCTTTTGCAAATCAGGACTACCCATGAATCGCGTTCTTTCGATAGACTCTGTAAGCTTTCGCTTAGCGGCAGATTGCTCAGCAGTTAACTTAACATAATAGGTTGGCGGTGTATTAGATTGCTTTGAATATCTAGGGCTATCTATTGCGCGCTCTTTTGAATTCTTCCATCTAGCAAACCCTTGTGGTGTATTTACATTAACAGCTTCCCATTGAAAGGGATCTCGTTCACCAGATTTTGGAGTTAAAACACTAGAAAGATATGTCTGTAATACGGCAGACTTAGCTGCTTCTTTTTCGGAAGCTAAAAATTTTTTAATGTTTTCCTGTTGCTTATCGGCATCTAGGTTAGCTTGCTCTACAGTTTGAATTGTTTGCTCTGTCTTTTGTTTGGCTGTTCTTGCTGGATCAAAAATATAAAAAGCTCTATCAGTGGTGGCAGTTGTAGCTGCATCATCACCAACAGAAAACTGAATATCTTTTATTGCTTCAAACTCTTTATTATAAACATCAGTATAACGAGGAAGTTCTGTTTTAGTTAACTTTTTTTGTCCTGTTTGTTTTAAAAAAGCTTGTTCACCTACAGCAGAAAAATCTAAAAGACCAGCCTCAATAGTCGCAAGTTGTTTTTGCAACTCTTCTTTTGTAGCCATACATTATCCTTTGAGATCTATGATCTCACACGCACCAGCAGTGCATGCCATTGTATGAGAGGATGTCGTTGTATCTGTCTTTTCATAGAAAGATAGGTTATTGAAATCGACAGGAACCATCACATACATATCGTATGTTTCCTTAGTAATTACTTCAAACGGAGCCTGAGCATATATATGGTCAGACTTTGGTAGGAAGGAGATACCAGAGATCTTGTCAAAGTTCTCCCATACCCACTGTCCTACTGGCAAGAACTCACTGTCAGAATAATTGACGGTGATGCTTGGCTTGTGCTGGCAGTAATGTTCCTGATAGGCTAGCCACAAATTGAGGTGGTCAATAGCCTGTAGTTCATCTTGGGTAAGAGAACCTGATGGAGCAGACTGAGCAAAGGTGAAGACGGCTGTTGAATCTGGATTCATTACGCAGTCTTCTACTGGAACCTGTGCATCACTCATGAGATTATAAATTGGATCTTTCTTGTCGATACGAACTCTACGATAATAGTACTCAGCATGTCGTGGGTGAAGACCACTGGCTGAATTAGCCAAGCAAGAAGTAGTTCCCTCTGGCTTGATGCAAGTAATTGACTTGCTTGGGTTGATACCCAACTGCTTAGCCCAATCAAGGTTTGTCTTGATTGCGATCTCACGGAGATTTTCAAGAACATGCTTGAGCTTTCCGTAACCAAGAATGCCAGACATCAGCTTGTTGTCAAAGATGCCTGTCATGGACACGCCAAGTAGTCTCTCTTCTTCGCAGTTCTTTGTCCATGAAGAATCCTCACGGGAAAGATATGGAAAATAAGTGAACATGCTTTGGATTGTACCAATGATTGTAGCCATCTCAATCTTCTTAGCTAATGTCTCTGGTGTATCGGAAGCGCGGACAACAACGGTCGATAGGTTGCAGAACTGATTAGGTCTGAGAATAATCTCAGAGCAAGGGTTTGTCCCATAATTGATATCAACATCACGCCCTGCCTTTGCTGCAATAGCCTTCATCGCATCACGGTTGCAAATTCCGCGCTCTCCGCTGTGAGAGTTGTACAGGTCTGTCCACTCCTCTAGGAATTGTCCCATTGAAGGGCGACCATTGTACACAGCGGAATTATTGGCTAGGGCGCGGTGTCCAGAGGACTCCCACCATGCGCCACTCTTGCATGTCGCCATCTCACGATCCGCGAGATCACTTAGGGAGATCATTGCTGAGCGGCGAACGCCACCAACGATGACTGACTGAGCAATCTTGCAGCAAATGTCGTGACACTCAAGCGGTGTGAGGCGTCTGCCCTGAGCCTTGTAGAATGTCTGAACAACAAAGCGGAAGACTTCCTCAAGCGGAGCAGGACCACTAGCCCTACCACCAAATGTCTTGAGTCTTTCTCCAGCCTTGCGAACTTTGGTGGTGTCCCACTTGATGTGAACACCCATGTAAAGATTGTCGATCAGAGTCTTTAGTGCATCGCACCAACCCTCTCGGCTATCTTCTACAAACATTACATTATCAAACATCTTATGAATGGTTGGAACTGTTGGTAGTTTGTCTGTGCATCTACGCTCAACAGTATAACCAACGCCAGTGCCACACATAAGAATGTACATTAAATTAGAGAAAGACTTTGTGGAGTCAATCTCTAGGTATGAGCAATTATAAAGGGCTGTATGGTCGCGGTCCAAAGCTGGTCCTGCGGTCATAAGTCCACGCATAGAGGGTAGAACCTCTAGGTTTAAAATAGCATCCCGAATTTCTGGTCGTGAAGCTAGGGCTGGAACCTTGGTTGTGAAGTAATTCCACCAACGATCCACGGTTTCATCCCAAGTCTCACGGCGAGAATGGGTATCAACCCATCGGCTGTATCTTGAGATAGCAATAAAGTTTTGAAATGTATCCATATCTGTCCTTCCTAAACGGCTAGTTTTTTATAAACCTGTACTTCCAAAACCACCAGTTCCCCGTGTAGTCTCTGGAAGTTTATCGACAGAGATGAACGGGAATTGAGTAACAGGTAGGAAGACAATCTGTGCAACGCGATCACCCTTGTTAAGTGCGACAGTCTCATAAGAGTTGTTTACAAGGGATACCATAATCTCACCACGGTAATCAGAATCAATAACACCCACAGAATTCTTGAGTGTAATACCCTTAGTTGCCAGACCAGACCGTGGGAATACAAGACCCACAAATCCCTCTGGGATAGCAAAGGAAACACCAGTAGCAATCAAATGATTACTTCCGGGATGTAGTGTAATATCTAAAGAACACTTAAGATCTGCACCAGCAGCACCCTTAGTCTTATACTCTGGCTTACACTTAGGATCGTGTAGTACCATAGCAATACCTTCTGGCCTATGGGTATAAGTAGAAGTATTGTATTTATTATTATCGGTAAAGGTAGCTGAGTTTGTATCAAAGCAAGTAACTTCAGTATCCATTAGTATCTCCTAGGGT